CGAATGCCTCAACACTATCGAACCTGATAGACTTGCCACTCCAGTCGCATGCAGACCTTGCTGCCATACGCATGAATGTGTTGTCATTGTCATACTCCCACGGAAACACACCCTTCCATGCTTCCAGGAACGCTTCAGCATTAGGAGCCTCAAACTCAATAGGATCCTCGCTGATCTTTAATAAAAACTTAGGCATTTACCCCTCCTTTGGTTGTTTCATATAACTTAGTGCAAAGATTGCAAACAATCAAGGGAAATATGATATAAAATTTTTTTTTAAAATTTTTTGGTGGTTGTTTGCGGGGAACTTGGCGCAACGTGTCAGCCTGTCAAGCTGACAGAAAAGGGGGGGACGATACCCGTCCCGTCCCGATCTTGTCACATATTGCCAAGGCATAGGGTACCTTAGATGCAAACATTGCGTTAATAGCCCATAGCGCCGCGCCTATGGCGTACAATTGTTCGGCTGCTGGTAACCTACCGCACAAAAAAAGGGGCGCTGTAAAGCGCCCCAGTCGCGGTTTTGTGTAATGCGCTAGTTTAGCGCATTACGTCTTGAATTGAGATATTCATAGGTTTGATCATCCAAGCCTGCAAAGATTGACGCAATGCCAAGCCTGTTTTCGGGAAGCAATGCCGCTTCGCCTTCAATGGTTCGCGTTACCGATTGGATTGCCTCATATCCATTAAGGTCATGATTGCCTTGGCTGTCGCCATATGAATGACCATAGGCTTGCATATTGTGGCAAATGATAGCGTCATCACCATGTGCCGCGCGCATTTCAGATACCCTAGCGCGAATGGTTCCGGCATCCCAACCTGTAACGCTTGATATATCGGCAACGGTTGAACCACCATCGCGCCGAATTGTTTCCCACATCATGCCAATGCGCGAGCCGTTGCGATATGGTTGCTCGGGTGTGGACGTTTGGACGGTACGCGACGCGCTATAGTCAATACGGTTGGCATCACTATGCCTAAACATGGCATCAATGAGCAGGCACCATGCTTCAAGCTTGGCAATTTCTAATGTGGCTTGATGTTGGCGAAATTCAATGGTGCCAACACGCGCCCATGTATCAAGAGAGACTGCCGCAAATTTGCGCCCCAAAATTTGGTTTAATTCATTCGCGCTTGTCGCATTGTTGAACTCGTCATGATTGCGTCCATTGTCACCAATGCGGCGGATAGAATGGCAGAAACGCGCTTGGCATCCATTTTCCCGTCTTGATGGTGGCAATAGTAAATCAACATCGTTTTGTTGATTGGCGTATCTGATAATCACATCCTTAACTAACGCCATTGGCATTACATCATGGCATTGATTATCAACCGGCATAAAAAATGCGCCGGTTGATGCCATTGTGCCTTTTGAATGCGTCCAATAGTAAGCCGGTGATATATCTTTTACCGCACGGTTGCCAATGTGGACATGTAAACCGCAACCTTTTTTAGATACCTTGCCGCCATTGGTTTCAATAAATTGCATGACGGCGCGTATATCATCCATTGCACCGCCAGCCCCATGTGCTGGCATTGGCGGAAAGACAATTTCAACGTCAACATTTGCTGAACCGTCATATTTTACCAGCAACCAATCAAAACCGGCATCTGTCAAAAGCGTACGCCATTGATCAATTGAGCGGTATTGTCCACGCTTATTGTGAAACTCTAATTCAACGCCAGCAGTCAAAAAGCTTGTGTTTGTTAAGTAAGCCATTGTTTTCATTACCTTTTTTCTGTTTTTGTGGACGCACGTTTGCGCCACTTCCTAAGTAGTAATCGCAATCACTGCATAAGTAAACACAAAAATAACAATTGTTCGCATTTTTTTATTATTGATCGGGAGGGCGGGTGTGTGCGCGTGAAAGAAAGGAGATCCAGTAACTGACAGCAGCAGCTAACCCCGACCCCGAAGCCCGAAGCCCGATCCCCGATCCGATTCAACCTAGTGCTGCCCGGCCAGGCCCAGTCAAACCCGAACAATTGTTCTGGTTATGCCCCGGCCCCGCCTGGGACTGGGCAAAAAAAATGGGCCGCAGCACCTGGCTGCAGCCCAGTATAACCCGAACAATTTATATCCATATCCGTTGATCCTCCTCGAATCCCGCGTTGTCCCGTGCATTGAATAGCTCGGAAGTATCCAAAGCGAAGTCCCGATAGCCGTCAAGAATGGTATCGAAGTATTGACGGCTGGGGCTGTATGTACCCGATGAGTTCATCCGATAGGTAAGCATCCCGTTGATCTCTACCTTGCGGTAGAGTCCAGAACTCACGCCCTCGTACCGATCAAGTGCGGCCTCGTCTGCTTCTTCAATGCGCCAGATGCCTACGGGCAAAAGATCTTGTTCGTCCCCATGTTCTATGTCGGCTACACCCCGAAAGACTAGCCTCCAATTCGGAAAGTACGCAGACCCCAACGCTTTCGCGGTGGGGCTACGAAGTGCCATCTGGCTCTTGTTCAAGTTAGAGCCATAGGCGAAATATAGTTTACTCATTTGTCTACCTCCATTCATTAACAACCTGTTCGCCTACAATGTATGCGTACATATTGACCAGATTCTCAGGGCTGGACAGGTCAGTTGTTACCTCACCAAAGTTTTCTTCTTCATATTCTTTGATGGTTTCTATGATTTTAAACACTTGGTCACCCATCCACTCAATCGCGTTATGCGTTCCAATAATGAAGTAATCCATATTGAATGCGTGGTGGTGCCAATCGTCTTTGTTGTCTTTTAGCCACTCAGCGTCCTGATCTTTCATCCAGTCAACGAAGTGTTCTTTGATTTCTTCATACTTGTAAGTCATGGCGTTTGCCCTCCTTCTGTACTTATATAGATAGCAATCATTGCACACACTGTCAACAGGAAAAGAAAGAAAAAAAGAATTTTTTTTCAGCAGGTGCCGGGCCGCAGCAGCGCAGCGGCTGCAGCGAACAACCAGAACAATTGTACTGGTTAGCGCCGGGGGCCGCAGCACGGACAAAAAAATACCCGGCTCTCGCCGGGTCAGGTAATGAAAATTTTACGAGTTGCCTCCTAGAGGCTACATCATCTCCAAAAATTTTGTCCACGCAAGAGCAGTGGCCTCTTTCATGGTGTAACCGATTTCTACAAAATCATCGGTTACTTCTTCAATCCACATTTTTGCTTCTTGTTCAGTCATCTTGCCCTCCTGTTTAAGTGCAGCCAGCGGAGGTATGGACGTATCCATATAAACCCTTTATCCGCTGACCTAGCCACAATTACAATAACCTAACGGCGTTATACTTTTGGCTTACTTATTATATATAGCAATCACTGCAACACCTGTCAACAACAAAAAGCACAAAAAAATAAAAAAGTATCATTTGGTACAAAACCGCTGACAACTGGGACGGCAAAAACAACACGAACAATTGTACTGATTACTGGGGACCTGCCAGGGGCAGCAGCAACTGGGTGCCGGGGACTGAAAGGAGTTCCTGCCGGGGGCCAGTAGCCCGATCCCGAACAATTGTACTATTACCGAACAAAAAGCCCCGGCAGCACGAGGCCACCGGGGGTAGTTTTCCAAGGGAGGAGGGGACAGGATGACCCCGATTCAGCCCCGATGTCAAGCCCGACCCCGATCAAACCCCGATCCCGATGCCCCGATCAGCAGCCCAGTGACCCCGAACCCGAACAATTCTACTGGTATAGGCCCGAAAAGCCCGATGGTCGCCGCCCCCTCCCCCCGCACGGGGTGTTTTATGGGAATATCTGGGTTATTCGCTATCTTCCGCTATATCTTGTGGGTCATGCTCAATAATTCCTACATCTGGTGTTACATTTACCATACGAGACTCAGCCAAACGCTTAAAATCTGCCAATTTGTTCGCAATATCCTGCTTTGTGTTGGCTGTGATCTCCTCTTTTACAACGTGTTGTTTGTTGATAAGTAGTCCCGCTGCCTTCAAACGCAGTTCCTCTGCTCTCAACGCATCGCTAAACTTACCCATTTCCCACGCCTGATCCCTGATCTTCTTTAGATCCCGAATAGACTTATCGATTGTCACCCCGAAACGAGCCTGTGTCTCCAGTCTCATCTCCTGTAGGCGTTCTGCTACGACTGGGTTACGCAACAGCCTCACAGCTTGCACTGTGGGGTTTTTGTACCCTGCTTGCCTAGCCGCTTCAGTCTGTGTCATGTCCTTGTGCAGATACATATCCAGAAACTGTTGCTGCTGGGGTGTTAATCTTTTGTGTCCAGCAAGCCGCTGTTCCTTTGGTAGATCTTCTCCGACATTCGGCATTACGCCCTCCTAAGTAGAACAA